GAGTACGAATATAAAGTTTACGCACAAACATCAGCGGTGAACACGAATCCTGACCTTGCGAATGAGCTTGTAGAAATCGGAGTTTTGAAATGTCAGTTAGTTGACCAACCTGAAGTGTTCTATTCACCAGCGTGAACAAGCAACACAACATATTGCCAACATCACCGGTTGATGTATTCTTTGGGTTAGCAACTCAGAGTGGTGATTTGTTGATTACTCAAGATTACGATTTTCTTGGATTTGATGGAATTGCTTTCATTGATTCAAAAGAATACAACCCCACACTGATTCAGAAGCAATCTAATCGCAGTTTGACGAGTAAGGTATACAAACCCACACTTTCATCAAAGAAGATTGATTACACGCTGAATTTGAAAACTTACAACTTTGCGGAATCAAAGAAGCAAAGGAACATCAGTCAGAGTGCGAAAAGTTATGTTCCAAGTTTGTCATCAAAGCAAAACAACATCACGCAAAGTGCGAAGAGTTACACACCAAATCTAAGTGAAACAATCATACAAGATGACTTCACTTTTTTAGTGACTCAAGATTTGAACTATCTCACGACTCAAAATGGCGACTACATCGGTTTTGATAGTGCATTCATTGGCTATTTACTTACAACAAACAACGAGTTTATGCGAACTCAAGACGGCAACTTTTTAGAATTATGAGCAACAAGAGAATAACTGACCTAACCGAATTAACAACCCCAACAACGGATGATGTGTTTCCAGTTGTTGACATAGCAACCAACACAACGACCAAAGTTCAGTTGGCAAACTTGCCTGTGCAAACTGCGGTCACAACTGCACTTGCTACCAAACAAGCAACACTTGTTTCAGGCACAAACATCAAGACGGTAAATTCAACCACATTGCTCGGAAGCGGTGATATTGCAGTTCAAGAAACTCTTGTAAGTGGCACAAATATCAAAACGCTGAATTCCGTTTCATTACTTGGAGCGGGTAACATCGTGTTAGCGGCTACACCAAGCGGAGTTGCAGGTGCAATTCAGTTCAGCGATGGCTCTGCATTTTCAAGTGATGCAACAAAGTTCTTTTGGGATAACACAAATAAAAGATTGGGTGTTGGTACGAATGCCCCAAGTTCAACCGTAGACATCAATAGCAATACTTTAAGTAATGCTATGTTTAGCGTAGGTCCATCATTTGCTACGGGATTTCAAATTTTCAATACAAATAATACGGCGACACCAGTTTATGGTATAGGGATAAATGGGAGTTATATCAATACTCGTATTGGATTTTATGATACCTTGACTTTTAGAGCAAATGGAACTCAAATTGCTGAAATGACATCAAGCGAGGTTCGCGTAGGGTCAATCAGCGGTGCAAGGGTAGGCATCAAAGGCAGTGGCTCAACATCCGCCACTACATCGCTTTTGGTGCAGAATAGTGCGGGGACGACTGCGTTAACGATTACTGATAGTGGTTTAAGCACATTTTCAGGAACAGTTAGAAATACGACTGGACCAATGGAAGCGTTATCGTTTGCTACTTCAGGTGCTCCATTTAGTTTTGGAACAACAAGTATCTATAACATTACGGGAACAATGTCCGTATTAACAAGCGGTCAGCGTGATGGATTTTTAGGTCAATTTACTTTTGCACCAACAAGCGGAACGGCTGTCTTAAATGTAATGAACGCATCCCCAACAATCAACCAAACGGGCGGTGCAAACGGAATTACAAGAGGTTTGTATATAAACCCAACCTTAACCTCTGCGGCTGATTTCAGAGCGATTGAAGTGAGTAACGGTGGGGCATACATTAACACAACCTCGGTTCAAGCATCTGCAATTTTACAAGCGGATTCCACCACCAAAGGATTCCTCCCACCCCGAATGACAACAACCCAAAAGAACGCCATCGCATCACCCGCAGCAGGATTGGTATTGTACGATTCCACAACTAACAAATTACAATGCTACAATGGTAGCACTTGGAACGATTTATTCTAATTTTGTAAATATATGAAAGCAATTCAAATTAATACAAGCGTAAACCTAACAAGCGGTTTATCAATCCCATCGGGTTCTATCGTAGTAATCGCAGAAGGTTACGCAGATGTAAAAAGTCAAAAAGACGGAATCATTCCTGCCCAAATCGCAACATTTGTTTTTGCAAGTGTACAAGCATTGGCAGAAGGCAAAGCACCGATTCAAGGCATTGAGGATTTCAACACCACTTTTTCAGGACTTGAGTTGAGCGTTGCGGATTACGAAACATTGGCAGCGGAAACATTGTTGATCAATGCGGTTTACTCTGCGTTAAATGCAATCTATCCTGCACAAGTTGAGATAATTACTTTGTAAGTGAAACACTTTGACAATGATACAACGGCAGCCATTGCAACTGCTATCTCAGGCAGTTCGGCAGTTCTGCATTTTGCAAATACTTGGCAACCTGTGTTTGCACTTATTTTGGCTATTGTTGGTATTGTTTCGGGGTTGTTTGCGATTCGTTACTACGCTAAGAAAATTGATGCGATAGATGGCAAAGGCAACTAACACATCGACCTTCAGAGCAAAGCCAAAGAATAAGCTCCGCAGACATACCAAGCACATAAACAAACACAAGTCGTGCAAACCAAAAAGAGGACAAGGATAAAAGGTTATTTTGAACCTACACCGAAACGATTCAGAGTGCTTGGTGATTCCATTGCCGGTGCATCTTTGTTTGTTGCCAGTTTGAACCTTGACCACCCAAAGTTGATGTTGATTATCGGCATCGCTGGTGGAGTTGGAAAGTTCATCACAAATTTCTTCACCGATGAAACAAGTTAAGTTCAACGGATACTACAAAGAGGAATGTCCGAAGTCACAAATCTACTTGCATCATACTGCTGGAGGTGGTGACGGAGTTGCAACCTTTCAATTTTGGGATGCTGATCCAGTAAATATCGCAACCGCCATTACGATAAGTCAAAGTGGTGAAATCGTGCAAGGGTTCTCGTCTAAACATTGGGCGTATCATTTGGGTTTGAAATCTGCTCACTTCAAAGGAGTGCCATTCACCAAACTTGACAAGACATCCATCGGGATTGAGATTTGCAATTATGGTTATTTGGTAGAAAAGAACGGCAAGTTTATCAACTATGTCGGAGGTCAAGTCAAAGATGTTTGCAAACTTGACAAGCCATACAAGGGATTCACCTATTTTGAGAACTACACCAAAGAACAAATTGCATCAGTCAAAGAATTGTTGTTGTTGTGGCGTGAGAAATACGGCATTGACCTAACTTATCACGAGGATATTTGGGCGGTGACAAAAAGAGCATTGTCAGGCAAGAACGGAGTGTTCACTCACAACTCAGTTCGTGCAGATAAAATTGATGTTTATCCCCACCCCGATTTGATTAGTATGTTGCAATCACTTTAAGTTGCTATTTACTTTCAATGATCTTCCAAAGAATCAACTTTCACGACAATGTCCTTCCCGTTTTCAAGGAAAACAAGGCGAAAGGATATGTGACTTTTGGTGCTGACAACTTGTATCCCGATTTTTTAATTGAGTTATTCAATAAGTCACCCAAGCACAATGCCATCGTTTCAAGCAAAGCATCGTATGTTGCTGGAGTTGGAACAAAGGTAATCGGACAAAACACCGTTGACATCGCAAAAGCCGAAGCAAAGATTCAAGCGATTAACGCCTACGAAACACTTAACCAAGTTAAGAACAAGATTGCCTATGACCTTGAGTTGTTCAATGGTTATTGCCTTGAGATAATTTGGAACAAAGCGAAGACGGCAATTGCTGAGATTTACCACATCCCTTTCAAGAATATCCGCAAAGGACTTGAAGGCGAGTATGTGTATTGTGAGGATTGGACTGATCGCAAAGCGGAGCAAGTTCACTATCAGCCATTCAACGCAACTACAAGAGAATCAAAGTCACTTTATTATTGCCAATTCTACCGACCCGGACAAGGCGAATATCCTTTGCCTGATTACATCGGTGCGTTAAAATACATTGAAGTTGACACCGAGATTTCAAATTACTATTTGAACTCAATCAAAAATGGATTCACCGCACAAACGCACATCCAGTTATTCAAGGGAATTCCAACACCTGAAGAAGCTCGTTCAACTGCAAGACGATTCAAAGAGAATTATCAAGGCACGGACAATGCCGGTGGACTTATCATTCAGTATAACGATCCACAAGAGAAAGAATCAGTCATCAGCAACTTGCAACCATCTGACTTTGACAAGCAATTTGACTTGCTAAATAAGACCGTACAACAAGAGATATTCGTTGCACACAAGGTAAACTCTCCGATGTTGTTTGGAGTGCGTGTAGAGGGTCAATTGGGAGGTCGTAGCGAGATGATTGAAGCTTATGAGATGTTCCAACAATCGTATATCGAACCAAGACAACAAAAGATTGATGATACTTTGACATATTTGTTTGAGTTCATCTCTCCAGTTCGCTTAGAAACCATTAACAAACCACCTATTGGATTGGATTATCAGGCGTTATTTACTGCCGGTTTGATTTCAAACGAAGAAGCTCGTGCAGAATTAGGACTTCCAGCACTTTCAAATGTAAAAGTGCAGTCATCATTGAACGATGCCATCAACGCATTGTCACCTTTGGTTGCAAACAATGTCTTGTCAAATATGACCATCAACGAGAAGCGTCAATTGGCTGGTCTTGATGCGATAGTTGGCGGTGATTTGTTGGAATCTTCATCAGCACCCGTTGCCTTGTCAAAACAAAATCCTTTTGGATGGGATGATGAGCGTGACTTGGCGGTGTTTATGAAGTATGGCGAACCAGCGGATAACTTTGAACCGATGAAGTTTGACTTCGCATCTGCGATTGAATCAGCCATCTTGAATGTGTTAAAGGAAAACAAAGGTTTGCAGATAGGTGACATTGTAAACATCACCAAACTTGATCCACAAGTCGTGGTTGATACCATTGCAAAATTGAACGATGCCAAGTTAATCAAAGGATACAATCAAGGTCTTGAGGTTACGACAAAAGGATTGGATGAAATCAATCAGTTACAAACCGAAATCGTTGTCCGTTACAAATACGCAGTAGCACCAGGAATATCAGGTGGAATGATTATACCCGGTTCTCGTGATTTCTGCCGTCAAATAGATAGGAGCAACCGTGTTTATTCTCGTGCCGATATCGATGCGATGTCAGCTCAGACCGGCATTGATGTTTGGTCAAGGCGTGGTGGATGGTATCACGATCCCATGAGAGATGTCAATGTTCCACAATGCCGTCACATTTGGCAACAACAATTATTAAGGAGAATTAAGAAATGACAAACTTTGTATATTTCATAAGCACCACTTATCTCAAGGACAACAGTCCGTTGAATGAGAATGTGGATGACAAGTTGCTGAAGTCAGCAATCAAAGAAGCTCAGGAAATCTACATCCGTGATGTTATCGGGTCGGGTATTTACAACGAGTTGCAAGTTCAAGCATTCGCAGGAACTCTGACCAATTTAAACACAACACTTTTGGATTCGTATGTAGCACCTTGTTTGAAGTATTATACTTTGACCGAAGCGATGCTTCCAATGACATTCAAGCTGATGAATAAATCGGTTGCATCTCGTGAATCTGACAATGCTCGTGCAGTATCGGTGGAGGAGATGACATTGATTGAAGGCAGATATCGTGACAAAGCGGAATACTAT